AGAACACGTTCTACATTGCACCCACGCCGAATCAGAGCTACAGCGTGGAGCTGGGCTACATTTATCGTCCAACACAGCTGTCGTCGGCCAATTCGACCACTTGGATCAGCAATAATGCCCCCGAGGCGTTGTTGTACGCGTGCTTGATTCAGGCTTACAGCTACACCAAAGGGCCCACCGACATGATGGCGTACTTTCGCAATGCGTACAAGGAAGCCATCCAAGGTCTGGGCACTGAGCAGCAGGGTCGCCGCCGCCGTGACGAGTATCGTGACGGTATGCTTCGCATTCCACTTAAATCGGATTCACCTGGACCATGATTACCCCATCACTTTCCACCAATGCGGGCAGCGTCTTTGTCCAAACCACGCAATCGCGTGGCTGGACTCCAGAGGAACTGGCCAACCGCGCCGCTGACAAAATCATCTATGTAGGTGATCAGTCGCACCCTTCGGTGCAGGCCCAGGCAAGAGCTTTTAAAGAGAACGTCAAGCAAGTCGTGGCGTTTTACCTGAGAGAGGCGGTTGAACAGGACCGAGCAACTATCGCCCTGCGCCTGCGCGAGGCGGGTCACCCCAACTTGGTTCATTTGTTAGGAGATTAAAAATGGCATTTTCAGGCAATTTCATGTGCACCAGTTTCAAAGTGGAGTTGATGAAAGGTGTACACAATTTCACAACCAGCACGGGCAACACGTTCAAGCTGGCTTTGTACGACAACAGTGCATCGTTCACTGCAGCAACGACCGCCTACACGGCCACCAACGAGGTGGCTGCATCGGGCACGTATGCAGCGGGCGGCGGTTCGTTGACCAACGTCACGCCCACGTCCACGGGAACTACTGCGTTCACGGACTTTGCTGACTTGTCGTTTACCAGTGCGACTATTACGGCCTTTGGCGCGTTAATTTACAACGACACGGCTGCGGGCGACCCCACTGTTTGCGTTTTGGACTTTGGCGGTGCAAAGACATCTACCAGCGGCACGTTTACGATTATTTTCCCAACTGCTGACGCAACCAATGCCATCATCCGCATTGCCTGATGAGGAGCGGATGTGGCTGACGTCATTGTTGCCTTCCAAGGCTGGAATGCATCTGGCGTAGGCTGGGGGGACGATCCCTGGGGCGAGAGCCTTGCTGATCTTCCCACGGGAACGGGCGCGGTTGGCTCTGTCACAGTAACGGGCGAGGCGGCTGTTGCAGTAACAGGGCTGTCGGCCACGGGGTCAGTGGGCAGTGTTACGGTTACCGCAAGTGCGGAAGTCAGTGTTACTGGGGTAGGCGCAACGGGGCAGGTTAACCAGGTTACCGTAAGTGGTGACTCCAACGTACTGGTTACCGGAGTGCAAGGCGTCACGGCCTTGGGCAATGTAACGGTGGCGACAGAGACAATCGTGTTGGTCACTGGTGTGCAGGCGGTTGGCCAGGTAGGATCGGTCGGCCATGCGGCGGATGCCAACGTCTCCGTTACTGGTGTTGCGGGAACAGTGGCCATTGGTACGGTGGTGGTTAATGCAGGCGCTAGTGCCCCTGTCACAGGTTTGCAGGCCGTGGTATCGGTAGGCAGTGTCACAACGGCGGCTAATGCAAGTGTTTTTTTGACCGGTGTTTTAGCGCTGGGCCAGGTCGGGTCGGTAACTTTGTGGAGCACAGTAGATGACAATCAGACGCCTAACTGGCAAAATGTGGATGATTCACAGTCAGGTAATTGGGTCGTTGTCAATGACGGAAATACAGTGATTTGGACGCAGGTCCTAACGTAAAGGAAGAAACATGGCAAGTACCTATTCAGACCTTAAATTTGAGCTGATTGGCACGGGAGAGCAGTCAGGCACTTGGGGCACCACGACCAACGACAACATTGGCACGGCCATTGAGCAGGCTATCACGGGGTTTGGCAATCCAGTCTTTACAACAGATGCCAACCTGACTATCAGCTTGACCAACACCGTTGCTCTACAGACAGCGCGGGCCTTGGTCCTTAACGCTACGTCTTCGGGCAGCCTGACGGCCACCCGTGAGCTGATAGTTCCGACCATCGAGAAGCAGTACATCGTTCAGAACAACACCACAGGCGGTCAAAGCATTACCGTGAAGACCTCCGCAGGCACGGGCATTACCGTGACCAATGGACGCAAAGCGCACCTGTATGTAGACGGCACCAACGTCATCCAGATGTTTGACTTTGTCGACATCAACGGTGGCACGATTGATGGCACGCCAGTTGGGGCTGCATCAGCCTCCACCGGCGCGTTCACCACGCTCAACGCCTCTGGTGCAACCACTTTGGACGGCACTGTTGCCCTAGGCAACGCTTCGGGTGACTTGATCACTGTGCCTGGCACGGTGAATAGCAATCTGGTGTTTACTGACAACAGCTTTGACATTGGCGCATCAGGGGCCACGCGCCCCCGCAACCTATTCCTGGCGGGTGCTGCCACCGTCGCCGGAAATCTGTCTGTTGGCGGCACGCTGACGCTCACAGGCGGCGTGAACTTGAACGGCAACGTGACTGTCGGCGATTCCTCTGCTGACACGTTGACCATCAACAGCACGATCACCAGCAACCTGATCTTCACCGACAACACCTACGACATCGGTGCGTCGGGCGCTACGCGCCCTCGCAACCTGTTCTTGGCTGGCGCTGCCACCATTGGCGGCGCTCAGACGCTGACCGGAGCGTTGACTGTGGACAGCACGACTGACTCCACCAGCACGACCACTGGCTCGATCCAGACGGACGGCGGCGTGGGCATTGCCAAGGCTTTGTTTGTGGGCACCACCACCAACCTGGCCGGGGCCCTGACTTACGGCGGCGTGACCCTAAGCAACGCCGTCACGGGCACGGGCAACATGGTACTGAGCAACAGCCCTACCCTGGTGACGCCCGCCCTGGGCACTCCCGCAAGCGGCGTGGTCACCAACTTGACCGGTACGGCCTCTATCAACATCAACGGTACGGTGGGCGCAACAACCCCCGCAGTAGCCACAGTTACCACCCTGACAGCCACCGCAGACTCGTCGTTTACGTCCACTGGTGCGGTAATCGTCAGCAAGGGGACAACGGGCCAGCGCCCCGGCACTCCTGTATCGGGCATGTTCCGGTTTAATACCACGACCGCTGAGTTTGAGGGCTACAACGGCACAGCGTTTGCTTCCGTAGGCGGCGCGGCACTGAGCAACGACACAAGCACAGCAAGCAATTTGTTTCCTTTGTTTGCAAGCGCAACAAGCGGCACAGCATCAACACTGTTCACCAGCAACGCCAAGCTCCTCTACAAGCCCTCCACGGGTGAGTTCCAAGCCTCTGAACTCGTTGCAAGCAACGGCCTGTTTGTGAAGGCCACAACGGTGGCTGCCAGCTACACTATCGGCACGGGCTTCAACGCCATGTCTGTTGGGCCTGTCACCGTGGCATCGGGGCAGTCGGTTACGGTTTCCAGCGGTCAACGCTGGCTCGTGTTTTAAGGATACATCATGGCATCAAGCATTTCCGCAGGAACTACCAGCGCAACGGCGCTAGTGCATACAGCCGACACCACTGGCGCGTTGGAATTGAAGACCAACAACGGTACAACTGCGGTGACCATTAGTGCGGCGCAAGTCACTACGTTTGCAAACCCGGTAGGCGGTGGCATAACGGTTCAAGCGTTTACTTCTGGTTCAGGCACTTACACAACCCCTGCAAACTGCAAAGCAATTTATGTGCGGGCCGTAGGTGGTGGCGGTGGTGGAGGTGGGTCGGGGACATCTCCCGCCGCATCAACAGCGGGTGGCAACACAACATTTTCTACGTTGACAGCTAGTGGTGGTGCGTTAGGCCCAGTAACGGCAAATCAAGGTGGTGCTGGGGGTTCAGCATCTGGCGGGAACATCAATGCCACGGGTGGACAAGGGCAATTTGGCGGAACTGCTGGCGGTGGCTCCAATGTGCTGGCGGGTTATGGCGGGTCATCACAATTTGGTCAAGGTGGCCCCGGAGGATATCACGCCAGCGGCGTAGGCTATGCTGGCACTGGCTTTGGGTCAGCGGGTGGCGGGGGAGGCCCAACAGGCACAGCAAACGGCGGGTCTGGCGGTGGTGGTGGTGGTTACACTGAAAAACTCATTGCTTCCCCGGCGGCAACGTACTCATATGCAGTTGGGGCGGCAGGAACTGCGGGCGGGGCAGGCAGCGGTGGATTGGCTGGTGGTGCAGGCGCTACGGGAATGATTATTGTTACGGAGTTTTATGTATGAAATACGCAATAGTTAAAGATGGTGTTGTTGTAAATGTCATTGAGTACAACGAACAACCCACAACTCCCCCGCCGGGTTTTGAAGATGGTCACATTGCCGTCCTAACGGATGCTGTCAATATTGGTTGGACGTATGCCAACGGTCAATTTACTGACCCTAACCCACCAGTGGTTCAAACATTTACGCCGATGTCATTAACAGACATGATTCTTTCCAATCCGACAGAGTTGGCAAAACTTAAACAAGCATTGGGGCTGTAACCATGACCACAACAATCAACGCCAGCAATTCGGGCGGAGGCGGCTTAGTCCAGACCGCAGATGCCTCGGGAGTCCTTGCCCTGCAAACAGCAGGGGTGACAGCGGTCACCGTGGATGCAAGCCAGAACGTGGGGATTGGTACTAGTTCGCCAAGTTTTCCGTTAACTGTTGTAACTTCTTCATCAGCTTTGGGAATAGCTATTAATGGGCGTTCTTCAGACAATTTTGGGTCTATGTATTTTTATGCGAATAATGGGTCTACTCAACACGCAACAATAACAGCATCTGCAAGTGAATTTAGATTTTCTTCTGTTCCTGCCGCCGCTGTTCAAACTTTTTATACAAATGCCTCAGAACGGATGCGTATCGACTCCAGCGGCAACTTGCAATTCAACTCAGGCTACGGTTCTGTTGCTGTAGCCTACGGTTGCCGTGCTTGGGTAAATTTTAACGGCTCTGGCACTGTGGCAATTCGCGCAAGCGGAAATGTGTCGAGCATTACTGATAACGGAGCAGGTAATTATTCAGTTAACTTTGCAACGGCCATGCCGGATGCAAACTATGCACCTGTTATGTCAGTTGAAGAAAGCGGAATAACTTGTTTTGCCGCGTTCAATAATACTGTTCAACAAACAGCGGGTGTTGGGCGTATTGGAGTTTTTTTAGGGACGGGTAGTTCAGGCTATGACGCTGATCAAGTTAACTATGTAGTTTTGAGATAAGGACAACCATGAACCAAAGAATTATTTACCCTACCGACGATGGTGTTGCCATTATTGTTCCCGCAGCAGAGTGCGGCTTAACCATTGAAGAAATTGCCGCCAAGGATGTCCCTACTGGCAAGCCATACAAGATTGTAGATGTTGCTGACATTCCAACAGACCGCACATTCCGTAACGCATGGGAGGCTGATTTTGCCAACCCAACAGGGCATGGCATTGGCGCAGAAGCATGGTTTGCAGAGCAAGCAGCTAAGGAGCAAGCATGATTACCATCAACATGGACAAGGCCAAGGCCATTACCAAGGCTCGATTGCGGGCAGAGCGTGAACCGTTGCTTGCCGCGCAGGATGTGGCGTTCCAGCGGGCATTGGAATCCAGCGCAGACACCTCCGCAATCGTAGCTGAGAAGCAGCGTCTACGGGACATCACCAAGTTGGCTGATGCGGCTACAACCACCGACGAATTGAAAGCCATCACACCATGACCCTCATCCTCAACGGCACAGACAACAGCGCCACCACCCCAGCGGTGACTGGTACGGACACCGACACGGGCATCTACTACCCCACGTCCAACCAAGTAGCCATTGCCACCAACGGCACACAAGCCATGCTGGTGGACGCAAGCCAGAACGTCACGTTCGCGCAAGCTGCAAACCTGCCCAACACCTTTGGCTTCAAGAACCGCATCATCAACGGCGCGATGGGAATTTGGCAGAGAGGAACTACAGCTTCTTTGTCAAATAGCTATGTGTATTTAACGGCAGATCGTTGGGAAACCGACATGAGTAGCACTGCTGCGGCAACAGTTAGTCAATCAACTAGTGTTCCCACGGCAACAACTCAATACAGTTTAAAAATTCAACGCACTGCCGCATCTACTTCTACTGGAAACATTGTTGCTGCTCAAGCTCTTGAAACAGCAAACTCATATGATCTTGCTGGCTTAAGTATTACGTTATCTTTCTGGGCAAAGTGCGGTGCTAACTACTCTGCCACAAGTTCAATCCTTGGCTCTTTTGTATTTTTTGGAACAGGTACTGACCAATCCATAAGCAATATGAGAAGCAATGCTTGGACAGGTCAAACCAATGCTAGTCAAAACAACACAGTATCAACTGCATGGACACGATTTACGCAAACTGTGTCTTGTCCAGCAAGTACAACTCAAGTGGGTATGCAATTTCTTTTTACTCCAACAGGAACTGCTGGCGCAGATGACTCCATATTCATCACAGGCGTACAGCTTGAAAAAGGCAGCACAGCCACATCGTTTGACTATCGTAGCATTGGGACTGAGTTGGCTTTGTGCGAAAGGTATTGTTTTGTTCCGGCATCAAATTCCCGTTATGTTGGACAGTGTGATGCAACGACTAGAGCTTTAATGATATATGTTTTCCCACAAACAATGAGAACAGGGCCAAGCGCAACATTAGCATCTGCGACTTCCTATACTGTAACAACTGCAACTGGTGGAACTGTAAATTCAACGGCTGTTTCGTTGGGTGGTGGCTTTATTAATACAGCGCAACTAGCAATTACGGTTGCGTCTGGTTTGGTTGCTGGAAATGCAACAATTGTTACAGCAAACGGAACAACAATATTTTCAGCGGAGTTATAAATGTATAAATTAGAAAAGCCAGATTTAGCGGATAACACAGTTAAAGTTGTGCAGCGTATTTCAGACAATACTTTCATCCCATTTGACCCCGCCAACACCGACTACCAGCAATACCTAGCATGGCTTGATGGCTATGAAATGGTCAATGGGAAATTGGAAAAACATCTGAAGGCAACACACCACTACCAGCGGAGTAACTGTGTGCTTGAACAGCTTGTCTCTGCTGAAAACCCGTGGCCCAATACCGAGACAAAAGTGGTGTTGGTTTGCCGCATCCCGAAGAAAGATGACAAGCCAAGCGCCAACGAGTTTGTAAGCAAAGACGGACAAATCTGCCGCTGGGTGGTTGTGGACAAGAAATAGGAGTTTTATGATTGACCCATTTACAGCTTTTGCCCTTGCCCAAGGTGCGGTAGCCGGTATAAAAAAGCAGTCGCTCTTGGTAAGGATATCCACAGCTTATATAAAGAATTCAGCAGTTTTTATCAAGCAGCGGACACGGTTCATCTAGCAAGCAGTAAAGCGCGGATTGCTAGTATAGGTAAGACTGATGCACAGATTGGTTCTCAAGCTCTTCAGATTGCACTGGCATCCAAGGCGCTTCGGGAACACGAAAAGGAACTGAAGGACATACTTTTTTACTCAGGCAACGCCCCAGTTTGGGAAGAGATGATGTCAGAGCGGACTAGGCTGATAAAGGAGCGCAACACCTTGGATAGAGAAGAGGCGGAGCGCAAGCAGAAGGACAAAGAAATGAAGGTGACAATCATTATGAATACGCTCTGGATTTCCGGCGCATCCGCTATCATCGTGCCACTGGTCAGTGTCGCGTTTCACGTTATCACAAATAGGGGCTTCTAATGATTCCAATCATCGGTGCATTGTTGGGCACACTGGCTGAAAACGGTCTGACGCTGCTGTCCAGCGCAATCCAAGCCAAGGGCAAAGAAGTAGTTGAGAACACGCTGGGTATCAAGATACCCGACAACCCCACCCCTGCCGACGTTGAAAAGCTGCGGCAGCTTCAGTATGAGCATGAAGAGCGCCTGATTGAGCTGGGCATCGAGAAAGCCAAGCTGGAAATGGCTGAACTGGAACTGCTTGCCAAGGCCGCACAAGCCGATGCCGACAACATCACAGACCGCTGGCAAGCGGATATGACATCTGACTCTTGGTTGTCCAAGAACATCCGCCCCATGAGTTTGATTGCCATCTTCGTCATGTACTCCGTGTTTGCCATGATGAGCGCATATGGCTACAACGCCAATGAGTCCTACGTGACCTTGCTGGGGAATTGGGGGATGCTGATTATGGGTGCGTACTTCGGCGGACGTACCATTGAGAAGCTGGCAGACATGAGAAGCAAAAAATGAAAGCCAAGCTGACGTTTTTCGTGACCCTAATGGTCAGCTTTACGCTGTGCGTTGTCATCATAGGAATGGTCGCGGTACTTATGGGGGGTCTGTTTGACCCAATCGTGGACAACGGCGAAATCTTCAAGCTCATCAGCCCTGCTTTCCAGACCATTGTCGGCGGCTTCATCGGCCTTTTGGCTGGCGTGAAACTGTCCCACGGCGAGAAAGAAGAGGAGCCAAAATGAGCATCTTCATTCCCGTCCTCTACATCTGCATGAACGCACACTGCGAGTTCCTGCAACAGCTTACCCACTACACTGACAGGCAGCAATGTATGGCAGCCGTTCGGTCAAAGAAGCAGGACTACATTGATATGGGTGCGACAGTAGACGCAACGTGCATTGACCTAGTTGTTCAAAAAAGGGGTAATCATGAGTCTTAGCCAAGAACAAGCAGCTTTTCTGTTGGATATGTGCAAGCTGATTCAACACGCCACAGACACAGGCTTCATGGTCACAGGCGGGGAGCTTGCCCGTACTCCAGAACAGCAAGCCATCTACGTGAAGACGGGCCGCAGCAAGACGATGAACAGCATTCACTTGAAGCGGTGCGCGATGGATTTGAACTTCTTCCGTGATGGCAAAATCATCTGGGATAAGGGTGTTCTGGCTCCGCTTGGCGCGTACTGGGAGAGCCTGCACCCTAAGAACCGCTGGGGCGGCAACTTCCGCTCCTTGGTAGACTGCCCGCACTTTGAGCGCAACGTGTAAACATGCCACTACAAAAAATCATCCTCAAGCCCGGTGTAAACAGGGAGAACACCCGCTACACCAACGAGGGGGGTTATTACGAGTCCGATAAAGTTCGGTTTCGCCAAGGCACGCCTGAGAAAATTGGTGGATGGCAACGCATATCGGACGCTTTCTTTCTCGGTGTTTGCCGCTCCTTATGGAACTGGATAACGCTGACCTCCTTAAATTTACTGGGCGTTGGCACAAACCTCAAGTTCTATATTGAGAGCGGCGGGCAATACAACGACATCACACCCATTCGGGCTACCTACACACTGACCAACCCGTTTACCACGAACACGGCTACCAATACTGGCACGACCACGACAGTCACCGTAACGGACGCTAACGGTGGGTTCATCAACAACGACTTTGTTGCGTTCTATGCTAATGGCGCAACTTCAGTCACGTTCAACGGAATCACCATCACTACGGGGTATGAGTACCAACTCACGTACGTAACTGCAACGACCTACACCATCACGGTCACAGGCACAGCATCGGCAAGTTCGGCTGGCGGCGGGACAATCTACGCGGTTTACCAAGTCAACACCGGCCCTTCATTTTCTACTCCGCTGACAGGATGGGGCTCAAGCACTTGGGGCTCTGGCCCTTGGGGTATTGGCACTGTAGTTACGGATGCAATGCGTATTTGGAACCAGATGAACTGGGGAGAAGACCTTGTGTACGGCCCCCGTGGGTCTCCGCTGTATTACTGGGAGGCAGCCATAGGGGTTACCTCCACAACAATCACAATAACCATTGCATCCCCCGGCGTGGTTACATGCAACCTTGGCCTTGCAAATAACACACCCATCGTACTTTCCACCACTGGGTGGCTGCCGACCGGCTTGTTGCCGGGGGTCACCTACTACGCCTTGTTTCTTTCCTCGACCACGTTTAATCTGGCAGCCACTGCCAGTGGTACACCTATTATCACTACCGGCACGCAGGGCGGTGTGCATTCTGTCACCCCTCGTGGGGTCTTGCTTTCCGCACTTGCAGGCTCAGATGGAAGCTGCCCGCTGTACCAGAACTACTTCATAGTCTCGGATGTCAGCCGCTTCCTGCTTGTGTTTGGCACGAACGACTACGGCAGCACGGTGCTTGACCCCATGCTCATTCGGTGGTCTGACCAAGAATCGCTGATTACATGGGCTCCTGCAATTACAAATCAAGCGGGCAGTGTGCGCCTGTCTCACGGTTCTGAAATTGTCACTGCGCTACAAAGCCGCCAAGAGATTTTGGTCTTTACCGACCAAGCGGTCTACTCCTTGCAGTATCTTGGCCCCCCGTACGTGTGGGGCACGCAGATTCTTGCCGACAACATATCTATTGCTGGGCCAAGCGCAGTTGCAATCGGTTCTGGCGTTACTTACTGGATGGGTATAGACAAGTTCTACAAGTACGACGGACGGATTCAAACCCTGCGTTGTGACTTGCTTCGGCACATTTACAGTGACATCAACACACTCCAGTACGACCAAGTGTTTGCAAGTACCAATGAGGGCTTCAACGAAGTTTGGTGGTTCTACTGTTCTGCTAGTAGTAATACCATTGACAGATACGTTATTTACAATTACACAGAAGACATCTGGTACTACGGCAACATGGCCCGCACAGCTTGGATAGATTCTGGCTTGCGCAACTTTCCAATGGCTGCCACCTACACCTTAAACATCGTCAACCAAGAATCTGGTGTGGACGACAGCGAGACCACCACAACGCTGCCAATTGAGGCATCTATCACCTCCGCGCAGTTTGATATTGGGGATGGGCACAACTTTGCGTTCGTGTACCGCCTGATTCCTGACATGACGTTCCGAGGCTCCACAGGCGGCACAACGCCACAGGTAACTATGTATCTACAGGGCTTGAACAACTCAGGTTCTGGCATCACGCAGACCGGCAACGCCAACGTAGTCAACACAGGTTCTGCCCCGTCGGTCATCAATGTAGATGCATTCACAGAACAGCTTTACATCCGTATCCGTGGTCGCCAGATGCAGATGAAGATTACCTCTAACACGCTTGGTACGCAGTGGCAGCTTGGCGCTCCCCGTGTTGACATCAGACCGGACGGCAGGCGGTAATGGCTACAAACCTTCGCCCTCCACAGCAGCCGCGCCTGCTAGGGGCTCCGGCTGACTACGACCCTAACTACGCCAACCAGTTAAACAATGTTTTACGGTTGTACTTCAACCAGCTAGAAAACGCTTTTGCAGCATTACTGGACAGCAGCGGGGGGGCGTATCTACGCAACCCATACGGCGCATTCTCCAGCGATCAAGACCAGACCGCCACGGCAAACACAGCCACGTTGATGACGCTTAACACTACGGACTTCAGCAATCAGGTCAGCATTGCAAGTTCAAAAATCACAGTGCAAAACGCAGGCATTTACAACTTGCAGTTCAGCGCACAGTTCCAAAACACCGATACTGCGTTTCAAGACGTTTACATCTGGCTACAGCAAAACGGCGTAGATATTTCTGGCTCAACAGGTTTTGTGTCTATCCCAAACAGGCATGCTGGAACGGACGGGCATGCAATTGTTGGCTGGAACTACTTTCTGTATATGGAGGCAAGTGACTACGTTGAGATTTACTGGTCTATACCCAACACAGCCGTTTCTATCCAACACCTTGCTGCATCAGGTAGCCCAACCAAGCCGTCCACGCAGTCTGTGGTAGCTACAATGTCATTTGTTTCCGCGCTTCCTATAGCCGCCGTCTAAGGACTATTTATGAGCCTTCAAATTGCCGCCAAACACCTAGCCGCCAAAGGGCGCGGCCCTGACACTACGCTCGTCCACATGACGAACAGGGAAGTCCAAGGGCTGCAAGCGCTTGCTGAAAAAAATGGTGGCTCTCTAAGTATTAACCCTGATACCGGCCTCCCCGAAGCTGGGTTTTTGGAATCAATTCTGCCTTTGGTGGCTGGAGTTGGGCTGGCTGCGGCAGGTATGCCTGCTGGTTATGCGGCGCTTACTGTTGGCGGCGTGACTGCTTTGTCTACTGGCAACTTGAGCAAGGGCTTATATGCTGGTTTGGGTGCATACGGCGGTGCAAGTTTAGGCCAACAACTAGCCGTACAGGGTATGGGTGAAGCCGCTGCGGCAAATGCGTCATTTGGCGATAAATTGGCTGGTATGGGTGACGCTTCAGCGTTTTCGTCTTTTGAAAATGCCGGTAAATTTATCAGCGCTTCTCCAAAATTACCTTTGTTAGCTGCCGCAGCGGGGCCCCTGCTATCTAGCATGGAAGACGAAAAGGAAAACGATAAGCCATCTGAACCCGTTAAAGA